TTAGACAATACACGCGCTTTTGCTGGTTTAGCTGTTGGTTCAATGAACAGGAAACCCAATCTTTTAAGCCTTACCAATTTCCTACCTGACTTTTTATCAGGTGTAACCATTGGTTTAGTTTCAAAGTGTCCATCACTATAAACCGTACCGATTAACAGATTACCATTTCGCAAGGTTGTATCCGGTCTATTAATAGTCCGTTTACGCTTGCTTATATGGATATACTCTTCATGCGGGGCGGTATAACCTTTCAGCTTACCATTAGACGTATATAAGTCAGCCATCATAACGGTTGCCATATTGTCATGTGGTTAGTGTCGCTTTCGGGTTGGCATTGCACCACGTTAGGTGCGCTCACATCCGAAATCCCTGAAGTATAGCCAATATAATGCAACGAAACAAGCATATTTTAAGTAATTTTATGTGGGCTGTATTCCACCCCCCACTGTCAATCGCTGCAAGTGCCAGGGGGGTAGGTGGAGGTATTACCCAAATTTCTCTCCAAAAAATCCATTTTAAGGCCATTTTACTTATTTCATTCCTATTCTCCCCATATTGAGGGGGCGCTATCTGATTGACTGGAGAAATGTTGGTGCGCGCCCCCGGAACTCATCTCTTCGCACGCGCATACTTTTACTGGTGAATGTGGACAGCAAAGTCTATTTGCTTGTAGAGAATAGGTATGAATACAGTACTGACTGGCCTTACGCGGATAAGCACCCTGACAAGATGTCAGTATTTACCTGGGGTAGCCTGGGGTGTCTGCCAGAATGTCAGCTTAAACTAATCAATTTACATTACCTATTCCATATAGAAGAGGAGTCAGATAGATTATTCAGTAGCAGACATAATCTGACTTAGATTGGAGGAATCCCCCCTACCCCCTTAAATTAAGCAGTTAGCCATTGCCGTAAAGCAATGGCCTATGTTGACATAAAATAAGGAAATAGGGGGTTTGTAGTGGATCTGACTTGAGTTGTCGGACGTCCCATTTACATCACCCCTTTAAAAAATATGATGAGTTTGTTATTTATTCTGGTATCGTATAGGGTTTGCACCTTTTCGTAATCTTTGCGGGATTATCTCTTACCAGAGGGCTGGTTGCCTGATCCAAGCAGCGGTCGGGGAGGCCCTATGCGTGCAAGTTGTGGTGTGGTGTGGGTACTTACTTAGCGATGGTCACAGAGCCAGCCATGATTGGCGTTCTCTTTTGCCCACGCAAGCAGTGCCTGACTCCTACGATGTCCCACCTTAGTTAAGAGTTCTTCCTTGGAGATTCCTCCTAAGTCCCAGTGGGGCTTCAGGCAGGCGATCAGTAGTGAGACGTCGTAAGAGTTCTCTGGTTGAAGTTTTTCATTAACCATCGGGAAGCTCTCCCGACAAACATTGTGCCAATTAGTACGGCACAGTATTTGACTCTTTCTTTTGCGCTTCCACAATAATTCCCATGTATATCTTAAAGAAAATCAATATAGCCCCTTACGTTGTTGACTTGTGGATCATTATTTCCTCAACCCCCTTGCAGGATATACCTAAAATCAATAAACGATACCCAGGCTTAAATATTACCTGGGATAGCGAAACAGCGGCCTGGACAAATGATCACTTCTACGAGGACAATATCCTTGGAGTGGCCTTCGATTTAGCCCACTTTGATCCAGACACGGTGGCTCATGAGGCTGTACACATAGTTAATCGTACTTATAGCCACGCGGGGGCCACGTTGAGCCTGCAAAATGATGAACCACAAGCGTACCTGACTGGTTGGGTTGTTGGGGAAATATATAAAACACATAAAAAATTCATGAAAAAACATGGGAATTCTTAAATTTATCGGGGATATTAATCTCCTTCACCCCCTTCGTAAGGCGCTGGCGATAAGTTTTGCTGTTGCTGTCTTTTTGTCAGCCATTGTAGCCACCTATCGATATTATAATGCTGAAAAGCCGTGGTATGAGGCTACCTACCAAAGTGTGCTTCCTGTTGCGGGTTTAGGAACTGACATTTTGGCAGGAAAATGTCATGAAATGCCCGCCAAATTGACAGTTTATGAAAACTCTGCCATTTTGTCAGTAGGATCTGACAATTTGTCAGGTATTCCTGTCAATATGTCAGCTAATGGCGTGCTGACAATTCAGTTATCCAACGGTGACTACATATACTTGCAACCCATTGTGCCACAAGGGTACGAAAAACTGAAAGATAACGCAGTTATGATTGTTGTGGCCCCAACCTTCACGATTCTACTATCCAATGACAAGACCTGCCAAACAGCTTCCGCCCTCGTGGAGCAAACAAAAGAAGCGCGCCGGTAAACCAGCGCAGTTGTCCCTGATAGATGCCTTGTACGCACCCCAAACCCGCCAGGCTGTCTTTATACAGGAATATACGATGGCGGCGAGAAACTGCAAGTTTTTGCGCTATCGCCTGCAATATTCCTCCGCCAAGCGTGGGGAGAAGCTTGCGGCTGTGGTAGCTTTGAGCGATATCCTGGAAACATCTGCTGCGCTGCTTGCTGCGATGAGTGAGAAAACCACAGGCTTTCACCACAAGACTTTAGAGGAGTATTTGCAGGATTTATTTATTGATAAAATAGAAAATCCACCTACGGAAGGCGCCAGCATGCGCACCCTCCAACACCACTATGACAATGTGTCATCGAAAATTCGTGGCATGTTTTTAGCTTATAAGGACGCATTGCGTGGTCAGGGGCGCTTGATGAAGAAAATTTTACAAGACCTTGAACAAGTAAAGATTATACTATACAGATTATCAGATGCTCGTTAAAATTGTTGCCGGAAAGGATATTTTTGAGTTGAACCCAGAGCTTCGTGCCATCGAAGAGTTCGCCCGCCTCACATCCAGGCAAATGACCTATGTGGCGCTTGCCACCGATTATAAGGGTCCATTCAGAAAACTTTCAACAGACGAAAAGAAATTTCAGGCTGCTGTGCGCGCCGGCTATAAGTTTGAGCCCGGCTCCACGACGCGCCTGGATATGAACGGTAGAAATCTCCTTGCGGGCAAGGTTGGTAGCGTGGAGGCTGCAATTCACGTTTACCGGAAACTACAAAAAGATGATGACTACGAAACCTTGCAGTCTATTAATGTGTTAATAGGACAGATCCGGGATTTTAACAATAAACCAGATAAGACCGCTGTCGAGCTGGAAAAGGCGGTTAACCTAAATGTTGGCAAAATCGATAAGCTCGTTGAAACCAAGAAACGATTAGAGGAAATATTGTCATTGCGGGAGGATGGAGAACCTCATTCACCGCAAGAGCAAGATGATGATACTTATATTCAAGCGGGGGTGGAGTTACCACTCCTAAGTCAGATTAACGAAAAACTATTACAAAATGGCTAAGAGAAAAAAAGCAGAAAAGGCCACCAACGTAGAAATTCTGGTGGGGTATGTAAAACACTTCAAATTTAACGATAAGTTCTCTGAGGATTTGCTGATGGGACATCCCAAGGAGGGACGCATTTATCAAATCATTAAGGATGACCTGTATGGTTACCGCCTGCACGTTGGGGAAGAAAACACCAAGGATAAAGCAATGTCAGGTATTTTGCTTGGTCATGAGTTACAGGGAAATTACGGCAACCGCTGGGAGTTTGACGTGGCCCTGATTAACAACGACAACTACCTGGATTTTGATATAACAACAGAGGATTTAGAGAAACTTCAAGGGTGGTTGCAGGATGGTAACGCCAAGCTCAAAGAAGTCCTGGAGCGCCCGGTGGCCGTTGCTACCATGTCTGAAAACGGGGAGCTGGTGCGGCATATTGTGCACACCGCTGTTGAAGATGCTTTGGAGGAGGAAACAAGGAAAAGAAATCAATTTTCGGAAAACTTAAATGTGCTCCTCTTCATAGACCCCGAATTATTTGATGTCCTGATGGATGTGGTAGCATATCTGGCAAGCACCTATAAAGATAAGTACGAAGCTTCTGGCAAACCAAATTTATCCAAAGACTACTTATTGAGTGCCTCCTCAAGTGAGGTTGCGCTATTCAATAGTATGAAGTATCTTCAACGATACTCCACAACCGGCTTCGAGAAATCCGCTAATCCGAAAGACCTGCATAAGGCAATTCATTACATAATTTTTGAGTTCATGCGCTCCAAAAGACAAAATGGCAAATAATAAACCAAGGATCATCTTCTTTGACATTGAGACAGCCCCCATTGTGGCAACCACGTGGGGTCTGTACAATGCTAACCTATCCCACGAAAACATTTTAAAAGATTGGTTTATTATCTGTGCTGCATGGAAATTTTCGGATGAAACTTCAGTGCACGCCGCCTCTATTGTAAAACCAGAGGATGACCGAAGTGTTGTATTGAAACTACGCAACGCGCTTGCTAAGGCTGATTTGATTGTGGGGCATAACTCCGACAAGTTTGATATCAAGAAACTAAACGCGCGGTTGATTTATCATGGTTTTGACCCACTGCCGCAAATTCCCACAATAGATACGTTAAAGGAGGTGAAGAAAATAGCAAAATTTTCATCTAACCGCCTGGATTATCTTGCTAAAATACTTACAGGGGAGGGTAAAATAGAGACACAATATCACCTATGGCTTAAGGCAATGGTTGGTAACAAGCGCGCAATCGCAGACATGGTGGCCTATAACAAAGTGGATGTCTTACGTCTTGAGGCTGTTTATTTAAAACTACGGCCCTATATGAAACAACATATTCATATGGGTGTACTTCACGGTGCAGATCGGTTTATGTCTTGCTCTAAATGTGGCAGTGTGAATTTGAAACGTAATGGTGTTCGTATTACCGCAGCAGGCATTAAGAAGCAGGAGTGTCAATGTAATTCCTGTGGCTCGTACATGAGAATTCCGTTTAAGGAGGTATGAGTAAGTTAGTTGAATGCCGCTTGTTGTGTGTAAACAATACGACCGACGAAGATTTGTGGATTCCCGGTACTATTCGTTTAGATTGTGTTATGGCCATAAAGCGAGATTTAGACCAGGACGGTATTCCTAAACCACATACTGTTGTGTATCTCGTGGCCGGGGATTACTGGATTATAGACATCCCGTATGACGATTTTCTTACACGTTGGAAGGCTTTTAATCTCACTGTTTCATATTACCCAGGAGAATAAATGAGTTTAGATAGTAAGGTAGTAGATTTTGGTTTAGATTTTAATGTTGATCTACCGGATGAGGCAGATGACAAATTCCGTATTATTCCCCAAAAGGACTACGTTCCTGAGTGGGAGGAGGAAGTCAAGCGTTATATGGTGGTTAGCGGCAGTCTGCCCAAAAACACCACACTTTACAAGCACATAGAAATTCCACGTGATTTAGATAAAACCAGGTTTCAGGCCTGGGCCACTGAGCAGATACGGCGCTGTAAGGAGGGATATAACGGTATGTGTGGAAAAATGTATTTTTTCTACAACTTTTGTTATATCCAGGGGCAAAAAAAGAAACAACTACCAGACTTTCGTGTAATAGATAATGAGTGGTTTAAATTCGTTGAGGCTTGTCAGAAGTCCAACGAGTGGGGGATCATTTGTGTAAAACGGCGCCGCGTTGGGGCTTCCTGGAAGGAGGCTGCGGATGTGTTGCATGATTGCCTGTTTAATACCCACTTTAATGTTGGTATGAATAGCAAGAGCGAGCGGGACTCCTACGCACTGTTCAACAAGGTGAAGTTTTTATACGAGCATTTGCCGCAGTTCCTTCGGATCCCAACCACTAAATCCAATACTAAGAATTTCCTCGATTTCTCTTACGTAGTTAAAGACGAGGGGGGCAATAAACAAACGAAAGGCAATTTCTCTACCATCCTGGCAGTCGCACCAACAGACAATGCGTACGAAGGTTTAATGCTTTCCAAGTGGATTTCTGATGAGGCTGGCAAATTGAAGAATCTGGCAACCCTGTGGCAATACACAGAGGATTGCTTGATGCAGGAAACACGACGCGTGGGAATTCCCATAATTTTAGGAACTGCGGGTGATATAGGCGCAGAAGGAAAAGATCTTGAGTACATGTGGAGAAATGCCAGCCAGTATAAGTTAAAGAAATTTTTCTTCTCTGGTTGGATGGGGTTGGCGTGCGATGAGTATGGCAATGATGACAAGGAAAACGCGATCCGCTGGATTGTGTATGAACGGCACCGCAGAGAAGGCCTTCGTATTGAGGAACTAAATACATTCATTCAAAAATATCCCCTTACAGTTCCGGAGGCTTTTACGGTTACTACCGCAGCCGGTGTTGGAAATATTATAAAAATAAAGGCGCAACAGCACTCACTTCGTGAAGATCCGCCCAAAAAAGCTGCGGGTTGGTTTAGAATGAGTCAAGCAGGTAAACCACAATGGGTACCAGACCCAAAGGGGCGTTGTATTATGTATGAGCAGCCTCAGGACGGGATGGAGTCTTTATATATTGGAAGCGCAGACCCTGCGGACCACAACGACACATTCGATGAGGTGTCTGATTTATGTATGTACATTTTAAAGCGCCGGCATGGCACTGATCCACCCCGGATTGTATTTGAGTATTTAGATCGTCCGGCGGACGTAACAGAGTTTTATGAGCAGGCTTTAATGGCCGCGCTATACTTTAATAAAGCCAAGATTTTGATCGAACGTAATCGCTACGGAATGATCAATTTCTTCGAAAAAAGTGAGTATAAGTACCTGTTGGCGCGTACCCCGCGTGGCGTTATGCGGGTTATACAGGGGAAGAGTATGACTTATGGGGTTCAAATGACCCCGGCTAACAAGGAGTATATGAAGCTACTGATGGCTAAATATATCGAAGATTATTATGAGTTCATCCCCTCCTACGAGCTGTTGGACGAATTTTTGTATTTTGGCGCCAGAAACACTGACCGCGCTATGGCGTTTGGCATCGCCCTGATGCATTTAGAAGACTACAATCAACCTATTCAAACCACAGCCCAGGCAATTTCTAAGACTCCACATTTTGGTTATAAGAATATAGGTGGGCGAATTGTCCGTGTTCAGTTTCCGGCAAGTAAACCGGCATGATCTTTGTTTAACTTCAAGATTAATACATTTACCCAGTAGCAAATGAGTCAATCAAAGAGTGGCTCCTTACCGTCTATATTCGTGCCGGAAAGGGAAAAGGACGAAAATTATCACAAACAATACGTACAAACAATAGTTTCACGTGCGATCTATTCTGGGTACTCCGAGCGGAGGGCCATGATGGACGAGTGTGTGAACTTTTATTTGGGCCTTCATACCGGAGATGAATTTGAATTCCTCCAAAAGGCCGAGGATGGTGAGGTTTTGCCCGCTAAATGGATGGATTTTAACAAAATCGCGGTTAAAATTGATTTATTGATCGGCGAGTTAGCTCAGCGGGGGTACAAAATCAATGTGAAGGCGTCCAATAAAGACGCCCAGTCCCGGCGTTTAGATGAAAAAGACCGCCTGCTCACAGAGATGCGCTTTGCGCCTATCGCGCAGATGCTGGAGGAGGATAACGGCTTACCACTTCAATCAGACGAGGCATTCATCCCGGAAACACAGGAGCAGCTCGACATTTACATGGATAAATCCTACAAGGAGAAGAGCGAGATTGTGATGCGGGCTATCCTATCTTATTTGCGTAAGTATGATTATTGGGACTATGAACGTATTGCCGCCTTCCGTGATTTGTTAATCATGGGGCTCATGTTCCTGAAGAGTGAAATTTCTGATGGTATTCCAAAGTTAGAACGAGTAGATCCTCGTTATATGATTTGGGATGTAAACGCCAAAGATGACTTTCTGAGTGACGCCACATATTGGGGCGAATTGTGTTATATGAGTCTTGGTGAGGTGACAAAAAAATATAAACTTACCGAGAAGGAGTTGAAGGAGGCCTACCGTGATTACGGTTTGTGGAATCAGAACCAGCAGTCTTTTAGCCATTTTTCGGTTGATTTTGGTTTTATAGACCGAAATTCACGTATGCAGGTATTTAAGAACGAGGGGGGTGAGTTGCGTGTGTTGGTGGCCAAAGCATACTGGCAGGATTACAAAACAATTTCTCATAAGAAATCTGTTGATAAGTATGGTCAGGAGCATTTGAAGAAGGTGGCGGCTGACGCAGAAGGAGAGAATATAAAGAAAACAGTTATACAAATTTGGCGTGAAGCCACACTAATTGGTGGTCGGTTTCTGAAAAATTGGGGACCCATGAAAAACCAAGACCGCTCAGTGGATAACATAGCCACTACAACCCCACCATACGTTGCATTAATTCCTAACTATTTGAATGGTGCAGTGGTGTCTAAAGTACAGCGGCTAAAGCCCCTGCAAAACCTGAAAAATATTGCTATGTACCGGGTGATGCTTGAAATTGCGCGCAGCAACGGCAAAGGATTCGTTTATGATATAAGTCAGTTACCCCGTGGATGGGATGTCCACACAGCCTTAAAATACTTACGTACAACCGGCATAGCTTACGTGGATTCTTCTGTGGAGGGCGCAGGTACGTATAATCAATACAAAGAAATCGATATGGGCCTATCCAACTCCATTACACAGTTTTTGGAGTTATCCATGTTCTTAGACAGGGAGATGGATTCTATCAGCGGTGTGAATGAGGCTCGTCAGGGATTAGTTCAAGGAGCATCACAAGCAGTTGGGGTAACAAACTCCGCACTACTCCAATCCAACCTATCCACACAAATGTATTATAGCCTGTTCTCGCAAGCCTTTACCAAGGCAATGAACAAGCAGGCTGGGTTAGCCAAAATAGCCTGGGCTGGGAAGGAACGCTTTGCCCCAATTATCGGGGATACCGGGATTAATTTCCTGGAAGAGGATATAGACCTGGATTTAAACGACTATAACGTATTTATTGAGGAGGTACCTCCAGCGCTGGCAGACCAGCAGATGTTCTATCAACTGGTAATGGCTGGTATTCAATCAGGTCAACTATCGTTTCCGATGGGCTTAAAACTGCTTATGGAGAAGGATTTGGACGAGGCGGTCGGCGCCCTGGAGTTGGAATTTAAACGACAGGAACAAAACGCAGCCGCCCAGCAGCAGGAGTTGATGCAGCAAGAGCAGCAGCAGCTCATGGCCCAGCAAGAACAAGCGGCAGGAGCAAATGAGGCAAAAATGGCCGCGCAGCAAATGAAGTCACAGGGGGATTTACAAAAAATCCTGGCACAGGGACGATTGGATACTCAACAAGAGCTGTTGAATTTCCAGGGGAATTTGGCTTTAAAGAAAATAGAAGCCGCAATTCAGGCACAGAAGGCCAAAGAAAAGACAAAAACACGAAAATAAGTAATTGGCACACTCTTTGCGGACATGACAATTTGACAGATTATTCATATCAAATAACAATATAGATTATGGCACAAACGATTCAAGACGAATTAAACACACTAATTGGTAATTTTGCGAAGAATTCAATTGCTCAACCAGGAGCAGCAGATCCTTTCGCACCAGTACTTGATGATAACGGCAATGTAATTGAGCAGGCCCCCGCAGCAGCTCCAGCGCAGCCCAACGTGGCACCAGCGCCAGCCGCTGCACCAGCAGCCGCCCAAACACCGCCAGTAGAACCAAGTACACCTGTTTCCCCTGTTGATGGTCTGATTGAGGACTGGGATTCGCCTGCACAAGGTGCTCCCTCTCAAGAAACACCGACCACACCGGCACAAACAGCGCCAACCACGGCGGTAGATCCAGAACTCTTATCCATAGCCAAGGTGCTTGGAAAGGAGGAAATCAAATCTACGAAAGAGGTTGTAACGGTTGTAGAGGAAATGAAGAAGGAGTTGGAGAGCTTGAAAGCTCTTCCTGATGACCTGGCAAAAGCAGTAGAAATAGCCAAATCGCAAGGAAATTATTTAGAGTACCTGCAAGTGGGTGCTGTTGATTGGAGCAAGGAAGATCCGGTAGTTTTGTACGAAAATTATGTTGAGGAGCAATTTTATGATCCTCAGACTGGTTTAGTAGATTACGAGCGGGTAGATAAGTTCCTGGAGAGGTTAGATGATGACGAAAAGGAATTTCGTGGGAAAGAACTTCAGAGGAATTACATTGCGTACCAAAAACAACAGAAAGAGGCTATATTGGCACAAGCGCGCGCACAAAAGGAACAATTCGAGCGGTCTGTAAAACAGGCTATCGAGGAGTTGAAGGATGTGAATGGGTTTGTTGTTAGTCCGGCCAAGAAGGCCGAATTATTGGATTATGTTTTATCGGGGGCTGATTTGAAGGTTTCTGATGTGAAGACCCGCGTAATTAACGCATTTTTACACAAGAATTTTCAATCTATCGATAAATACATGAAGACGAAGATACAAAATGCGGTGAAGCGTGAGATTTTACAAGAAGCTCAGCTTCCCGACGTACAACCGTCCACACAACCAGTAGAAACCACACCACAGAAAGGTTATTCTTTGAGTGATTACCTCGCTGATTTGCAAAAACAAAGAGGTTTTTAACACAATAAAAAAGAAATAACATAAGATATGCCACAACCTGGTATTCAGTACCCCAGCTCAGCGTTAGTTGGAGGTACATCGGCGAGAGCCACAATTTTCGAGAGCTATGTCTTTGCTTCTGGTATTCATGACCCGGAGTTTAGCAAGGTTCTCACATATAAATATCCTCAATACTACATGACAACGTTGCTCGATAAGCTCGGATCTTCTGAGCCTGTTGCGCAAAGCACGTTCTCCTGGAGTATTATGGATCGTACACGCAAGAGCGCTACTTATACAGCCATTGCAAACGGCACCTCAGCAACAGCAACTCTGACAACAGATATTGAAGCTTCTGGTGCTGACCTGGGTTATTTCCAAGTCGGGGATGTAATTCGTGTTGGTAAGACTGGCGCCTTGGGTCGTGTAAGTGCAATTGGCATTTCTGGAGGTTTCCAGACGATTGACATTGTTCGTCCTGATGGTTCTAACTGGAGCACCACACTCCTTCCTGCTGTAACAAGCGGTGATGTGATTGGGCACGTGTTCAGCGCCTTCGGTGAGGGCACAAATGGTCCTGATGGTCGCCTGTGGCTGCCTACTGAGGACTATAACCACACACAAATTCTGAAGCGCTCCATGAAAGTTACTGGCTCTGAGATGAGTAACAAGACAATTCTTGGAGATGGTAAGGCTTGGTATTTTACGAATGAGGAAATTCTCCTGAAGGAGTTTGCCCGCGATCGTGAAATTCTGGTTATGTTCGGGCAGCGTGCTAATTCGGGTGGTGTAAAATGGACTCGTGGTATTTTTGACTTCGTAAACACTGGCGGTGTTGTAAATACATACGCCGGAGATGTTACTGAGGCAGATTTGCAGAGTCAGATTGAAGATTTGTTGCCGGAGGGTGGCTCAGCGGAGTACTTGGTACTGTGTGGTAGCCGCTTCCTGTCGAAAGTCATGGTTGCTTTGAAGGATTACATGATCCACGGAGGTAACTATGGTGCTTTGGGTAACAACATGGCTGGTTTGGATTTCGCCGGTTATAAGTTTGCTGG